TGCACGTCATTGTCACCACTTTTGTCCGGTGGATGGATGCCGAGCGCTTCGTGGAGCAGCTGCAGACGGAAAAGGGGACGTACATCGTGCGAACCCCGAACGGTTACGAGCAGCCGCACCAGATGTTCTTCGTGGCGCGGAACCTGAAGCGGGATTTGTTGCAGTGGCTGCCGGAAGCCTGCCTCACCATTCCCAGCTTCCAGAAAGTGCGGAAGATGCAGGCGGGTGACAATGCCCAGGGAGACCTGTTCGGCGGCAACGAGCTGGGCGCATTTGTTGCCAGCAAGCCGTATTTGGTTGCCGGTTCCTGATGCTCAATGCAGACATCGACTTCGACGCCTACGGCCGCGCGGTGCTTGCCGGGGAAGTCACAGTCTGCAAGTGGACCCGGCTGGCTGTTGAGCGTCATTACCGGGATCTGGAAACGGGTGCTGAGCGCGGCCTGGTGTTCAGTGAACCGCATGCCCGACACGCTCTGGGGTTTTTCGATTTTCTGCGGCACAGCAAAGACCGCTGGGCCGGTCAGCCGTTCCTGCTGTCGCCCTGGCAAGCCTTCTGGCATGCGGTGCTGTTCGGCTGGCTTCGCGCCGATGGCACGCGCAGATTCCGCAAAGGCTACATGCGGGTGGCCCGCAAGAACGGGAAAACGACGACGATGGCCGGCACCGGCCTCTACCTGCTGGTGGGGGACGGCATAGCCGGCGCCGAGGTTTACACCGCCGCCACCAAGCTGGACCAGGCGAAGCTGGCCCATAAGGAAGCGGAAATGATGGTGCTCCAGTCCCCGGCGTTACGGCGGGCACTGGAGGTCTACAAGAACAAGATTTTCATTCCCGGCACGGCCAGCCTTTACGCGCCGCTGGGTGCCGATGCAAAGACTCAGGACGGCCTGAACCCGCACGGGGCGCTGGTGGATGAGCTGCATGCTCACCCGAACAGTGCGCTGTGGGATGTTCTGGACAGCGCCATGGGCGCCCGCAGCCAGCCGCTGATGCTGGCCATCACCACCGCCGGATTCAACGGTGAAGAATCGGTCTGCGTGGTGCAGGACAACTACCTAAAGGGCATCCTGGAGCAACAGTTTGACGATGACGCCTACTGGGGCGTGATCTACGAAATCGACGACGAAGACGACTGGCGGAACGAAGCCTGCTGGATCAAGGCCAATCCGAACCTGGGCGTCAGCGTCAGCCTGGACAGCCTGCGCGAGGCGGCCCGTACCGCGGAGAACCAGCCGTCCAGCCTGGAGAACTTTCTTACCAAGCGGCTGAACCGCTGGGTGAAAGCACAAAACCTGTGGCTGCCAATGGAGCACTGGCGCGCCTGCCGGTCGGTGTACGCGCTGGACGATCTGCGCGATGCAGAAACCATCTGCGGCGGTCTCGACCTGGCCAGTACCAGCGACCTGTGCAGCTTTGTGCTGGCCGCCCGGATGCCGGACGGCAAGCGCCGCCTGTGGGGTCGGCATTACCTGCCGGAAGATGCTGCGCTGGCTAACGGCAACATCAACAAGCACCTGTACCAGCAATGGGCGCGTTCCGGGTGGTTGACGCTGACACCGGGAAATGTAGCCGATTACGACTGGATCAAGCGCGACATCCTGCAGGCGCTGGACACGCTGGATATCCGGGAAATCGGCTTCGACAACTGGAACAGCACCCAGCTGGTGAACGACCTGCTGGCCGAGTCGGCGCCGATGGTGGTCTTTCGCCAGGGGTTTGTCAGCATGAACCCGGCCATGAAGGAAGTGGAGCGGCTGATCCTGAAGCGCGACATGGAGCACCCGGGAGATCCGGTGCTGACCTGGGCGATGGGCAATGTGGTGGCCTCGCGTGACCCGGCCGGGAACGTGAAGCCGGACAAGGCCAAGAGCACGAACAAGATTGACCCGGCGGTGGCGTCCATCATGGCGCTGGGCCGGTTGATGGTCCACGCCGATGACGGCGGCGGTTTTGGCATTGAGGTATTGTGAACCATGGCGAAGAAACGCATCCGGCACCGGCAGCAGACGGCCGTTCAAGCCGCCGGCAGCTTGCCGATCAGTTCGGGCGTCTATGGCTCCGACCTGTATTCCCTGCTGGCCAGTCCCAACGCTTCCGGCATGGCGGTCACGGAAACCACCGTGATGTGCGTCAGCGCGGTCTATGCCTGCGTGCAGCTGATTGCCGGGGCAGTGGCCAGCCTGCCCATTCCCATTTACCGGGAAAGCAGCGACGGCAAGACACGGTCCCGCGCCAACATTCCGTTGAGCGACCTGCTGAACCGCGAGCCGACGGCCCGTTGTTCGGCAAGCACCTTCTGGCGCTACATCATGACCAGCAAGCTGCTGCATGGTGACGGCTTCGCCAAAATCGTGCGCGAGTCGCGGACCTCGCCGCTGGCGGCGGAGATCATCCCCTGGCATCCGTCGGCGGTAATCGTGATCCCGAACGGCAACCGGCTGGCCTATCAGTTCTTCAGCATGCCGAACATTGACGGCGCGTCCATCCAGTCCGAGATCCTGGACCAGGACGACGTGCTGCACTTCACCGGCGTCGGCTTCAACGGCCTGCGCTCGGTGTCTCCTCTGCGCCACGCCCTGCGCAATGCCGCTGGCATCGCGCTGGCTGCCGATCGCTACAGCGCGGAGTTCTTCGGAGCCGGTGCAAAGCCGGAAATCATCATCAAGAGCCAGGCTGCCAAGCTGAGCGAAGAGCAGAAGGAGATGATCCGCGCCGCCTGGACCGATATCCATGCGGGCAATCGCCGCCGTCCGGGTGTGCTGGGCGCCGGTATGGAAGTGAAGGAGCTGACGATCAACGCCGAAGATGCGCAGCTGCTGCAGGCCCGCCAGTTCCAGATTGAAGACATTGCCCGGATCTACGGCGTGCCGCCGTTCATGATCGGCCACACCCAGAACACCACCAGTTGGGGCTCCGGTGTCGAGCAGATGGGCATCGGCTTCGTCAAGTACACCCTGCAGCAGCACCTGGTGGATGCCGAGCAGGAGATCAACCGCAAGCTGCTGAAGGGCAGCCCGTTCTTTGCAGAGTTCGCCACGGCCGGGCTGGAGCGCGGCGACATCAAGACCCGCAACGAATCGTACCGGATCGGCCTGGGCCGCGCCGGTGAACCGGGGTGGCTGACCATCAACGAGGTCCGCGCCTTTGAAAACCTGCCGCCGATTCCCGGCGGTGACGTGCTGGCCGCTGCGGCGCCGGCTGCTGGAGCAACGCCATGAACCAACTGATGAGCCTGTACGCGCTGAACCGCGCGGCCCGGCATGTTTTCCGCGTGGATAACGCCGTGTCGGAAAGCGAGGCCACCATTTACATGTACGACATGATCGTCAGCGATGACCTGACCGCCGAATGGTGCGGCGGCATCAGCCCGATGATGTTCCTGCGTGACCTGGCCAGCATTACCGCGCCGACCATTCACCTGCGCATCAACAGCCCCGGCGGTGACGTGTTCGCCGCCCGCGCCATTGAGCAGGCCATCCGCGACAGCGACAAGACGATCATCTGCCACATTGACGGCATCTGCGCCAGCGCGGCCACCTTCATTGCCATCGCCTGCGATGAGGTGGTGATGTCGCCCGGTGCGCTGTTCATGATCCACAACGGCTGGACGTGGGGCTGCGGCGACCGCCACGACATGACCAAGACGGCCACGCTGCTGGGCAAGGTAGACAGCACCATTGCCCTGAGCTATGCCACCAAGTGCGGCAAGGATCAGGCGGAAATTTCGCTGTTGATGGATGCCGAGACGTGGTTCACCGCGCAGGAAGCGCAAGCGTTCGGCCTAGTTGATCGCATTTCTGGCGCGGCTGATGCGGTTCCGCCGGGGGCTCCTGCGGCGCCCGAGCCGGAAGAACCGGAAACGGACGGCCCGATGGACATGTGGAACCTGTCGGTGTATCGCAATGCGCCGCGCAACATGAAGCCGAAGGCCCGCACCAGTCCGGCCCCGACGCCGAATCCGCCGCCGCCAACGGCCGGCAAGACCCCTGATTTTTCCGCGATGGCCCGCCGCTTGGCGGTGGCCGCCGCCCTGTAACCCCGGTTTTAACCCGCCACACCCGCAATGTTGCGGGTTTTTTCATTTTGGAGATCCAAAAGATGAAGTCCATTCAAGCCCTCCGTGAGGAAAAGAATGTCGTTGCCAAGCGCGTGCAGGATCTGATGGCCGCCAGCCAACAGCCCGGCACCACCTGGACCACCGAAAACCAGTCTGCCTATGACGCCGACATGGCCAAGATCGAGGCGCTGAATGCCGAGATCGTGCGCACCGAGCGCGCCCTGGAAGCCCTGAAGGACGGCCAGCTGCAGGAGCAGATCGACAATGCCGCCCACGGCAAGAAGATCAGCGCCTCCAAGCGCCTGCTGGCCAAGTGGCTGAAGGGTGGTGATTCCGCGCTGACCGCCTCGGACTGGACCGAGATCCGCAACACCATGTCGACCACCACAGGCAGCCAGGGCGGCTACACCGTGCAGTCCGATGTGGCTTCCATCCTGTTCGATGCGCTGAAGGACTACAGCGGTGTGCGTCAGGTGGCCACGATCATCCAGACCGACATGGGCAACAGCCTGTCTTTCCCGACTTCTGACGGCACCAGCGAAACCGGTGAACTGATTGCCCAGAACACCACCGCCACTGCTGCAGACCCCACTTTCGGCACTGCGGCTCTGGATGTGTACAAGTTCAGCTCCAAGATCATCGCCGTGCCGTTCGAGCTGCTGCAGGACAGCAACATTGACATAGAGGCGTTCATCAATCGCCGCTTTGCCGATCGTCTGGGCCGCGTGACCAACACCTACTTCACCACCGGCAGCGGTTCCAGCCAGCCCAAGGGCGTGGTGACGGCTTCCACCCTGGGCAAGACCGGCGCCAGCGGCCAGACCACCACGGTGATCTACGAAGACCTGATCGACCTGGTGCACTCGGTGGACGTTGCCTACCGCGCGCTGGGCCGCTGCGCCTTCATGCTCAACGATGCCACGCTGGCTGCCATCCGCAAGCTGAAGGACAGTGCCGGCCGCCCGATCTTCATTCCGGGTTATGACGGCCTGGGCAACCCGATGCCGGATACCATCCTGGGCTGCCCGGTGGTGATCAACAACGACGTGGCCACCATGGCGGCCAGCGCCAAGTCCATCCTGTTCGGCGATTTCAGCTTCTACTACATCCGCGACGTGATGCAGGCCGAGCTGTTCCGCTTCACCGACAGCGCCTACGCCAAGCTGGGTCAGGTGGGCTATCTGGCCTGGATGCGCACCGGCGGCAACCTGCTGGATACCGGCGGCTGCATCAAGCACTACGCCAACGCCGCTTCCTGATGACGGCGGGGCCGGTTCGCCGGCCCCACTGGAGCCTGAGTCATGGCCAAGAAAACCGAGACAGTCATCAAGCCGGTGCGTGTTGCCGTGCTGTGTGACTGCACGAATATTGATGGCAGCCGCCTGAAAGCGGGCAGTGTGGTTGATCTTCCGCCGCACTGCTTTGAGGCGCTGCTGAAGGTTGGCATGGTCACGGACAATCCGGACCAGATCGCCTACAACGAACGGAACCCGGTATGAAGCTGACCGTTGTGACGGCCGCTGCGGCGCCGCCCGTGCTGATGGCCGATATCAAGCTGCACCTGCGGCTGGATACCGACACCAGCGACGAGGATCGCCTGCTGGAGCGTTTGGCGCGGACCAGCGCCGAGCGTTGCAGTCAGGAGACTGGCCGCGCGGTGCTGACCACCACCTACCAGGTGGAGGCCGGCATTGATGAAGTGCTGCTGCTGCCGAAACCGCCTTTTGTGGAGATGGTGTCGGTGACGGGTGTGGCGGAAGACGGCACCACCACGGTGTTGACGACCGACGACTACACCCTGACCGAAACCGCCCAGAAGACGCTGGTCACGATTACCAACCCTGGCGATGCGGTCACGGTGCGCGTTCGGTACACAGCCGGTTATGGCGCCACGGCAGACGACCTGCCCAACGCCATGATTAGCTGGATGCTGATGGACATTGCCACGCTGTACGAACAGCGGCAGGCCGTGACGGCAGGGCAGGCCAATGCTGTGCCGTACCCCTTTGTGGGCGGCCTGCTGGATTCGCTGCGGGTGGAGTTCTGACATGGATATCGGCCAACTGCGCCACCAGGTGACCATCGAGCGCCCCGCCGAAACGCGCGGCCAGATGGGCAGCCAGAAAAAGGCATGGGCGCCTATCTGCCAGACCTGGGCGCGTGTGCAGCCGCTGTCCGGCCGTGCGCTGGAAGTTGCCCAGGCGCTGCATGCCGAGGTTACCGTCAAGATCACTATGCGCTACCGCGCGGACGTGAATGAAACCTGCCGCGTGGTTTATCGCGGCATCAATTACGCGGTGCAGTACGTGCTGAACCCGGAGGAACAGAATCGGGAACTGCAACTGTACTGCACCACCGGGGTCAGCGATGGCTGATCCGGTTGCCACCATGACCGTGAGCGGTCTGGCGGATCTGGAGGAAGCGCTGCTGGAGCTTGGAAACTCGGTGGCCGGAAAGGCGCTGTACAACGCGCTGATGACCGCCGCCATCCCCATTCAGAACACCGCCATTGCCATGGCGCCGCAAGCCGCCAAACCGTACTACCGGTACAAGCGGCGCGGAAAGAAGGTGCGTGGCAGGGCGGCCGCCGGTCAGCCGGCAGCCGGTACCACCACCGAGAGGGTACTGGAACAGCCTGGCAACCTGCGGAAAAACATTTCCCGCAAACGGCTGAAGGGTCGCAAGTATGCCGAGTTGACCGGCGGCGAGGCGTACGTCGGTGTCAGTTGGCAAGGCAATGCCTTTTACGGCCGTTTCCTGGAGTTCGGGACCGCAAAAATGGCGGCCCGGCCGTTCTTGCGCCCCGCTTTTGACGCCAGATCCGGCGAGGCGCTGGGCATATTCATGGACCGCCTGCGTGAAAACATCGAGCGCGCCCGCCGCCGGGCCGCCGCCAAAACCCAGGGGAACGCCAGATGACCACCATCCGCGCCAACGCTGCCGTGACCGACGCGCTCAAGCCTCTGGTACAAAGCCGGGTGTGGCCATTCGTGGCCCCGGAAACCAATGCGGGTGCACCTTACATCACGTACACACCGATCAGCAGTCAGCGCCTGCAAACGCTGGACGGCTACAGCGGCCACAATCAGGTATCCATGCAGATTGACATCTGGGCCGATGACGTGGAAACCACCACGCGCCTGGCCGAAACCGTCATCCAGCTGCTGGAGGCCCGTACCGACATTTCCGCCCGCGTCCAGCAGGACCGGGACGATCACGATTCAACCACCAACCTCGTTCGGAAGTCGCTCGATTTCCTGATTTGGGAGCAAACGCAATGACCGCCACCACGCTGAACACCAACAGCACCGTCCTGAAAATCGGCGACGGTGTCACCCCGACCGAAGGCTTCACCAACGTCGGCCAGATTACCGACTGGGACGGCTTCGACGAAAAGTCGAAGGTGATCGACATCACCACCCTGGACGACGACTACTCCGAAAAAGACGGCGGTGCCGTGATCGACTCGGGCGCCACCGGCATGGATCTGCTGTATGACCCGGCCAACACCAACATCAACGCCTTGCGCACCGGTGTCGGCACCAAGAAGAACTTCCAGCTGATCCTGAGCAACGGCACCACCCAGTTTGCCTTTGCCGCCGTGATCACCGGCTTCAAGATCATGGGCAAGAAGGACGACAAGATTCGCGCCAAGGTGTCGCTGGATGTGTCCGGCGCCATCACCAAGTCCACCATCACACCGTAAGGCCCGCCATGCTGACCCGTGAACAGATTCTCGGGGCCGGTTTCCGGTCCGAAGTGGTAAGCACCCGCATCGGTGACATGCGGGTGCGGGTGATGAGCGGCGCGGCCCGCGAGTTGTTCGAGGCCTCGCTCAAGGACGGTGACAACAGCGGAACCATCCGCGCCCGCTGGCTGCGCCTGACGGTCTGCGATGATTCCGGCAACCTGCTGTTTACCGACGCCGACATCCCGGAGCTGGCCAAGCTGGACGCCGACGTGCTGATCCTGCCATTTGCGGTCGCCCTGCGCATCAACGGCATGGCTCCTGAGTCGGTGGAGCAGGCCGAAAAAAACTGACCGAGCGCCCCATCCGGCAATTTTATTTCCGGCTGGCGGCGCGGTTGGGTCGGTCGGTATCGGAGCTGCTGGCCACGGTTGACAGTGATGAGCTGACGGAGTGGCTGGCGGCCTGGCGCCTGGGCCTGTTGGACGATTGGAAACCGGTGCGCGACGTAATCGACTACGCCAGCGCCGGGATCTGCGCGACCATCGCCAACGTCAATCGCGGGGCGGATTCCCAGCCTTATTCCCTGTTCGATTTCACGCTGTTTGCAGAAAAGCCGGAACGTGATCCGGCGGATTTGGAAGCAGAAATTGATGCGGCATTTTCTGAGAGGTCGGTAAATGGCTAATGTGCTCTCCAGCTTGATGGTCACGCTGGGCGCGGATACCGCCGCCTTCCAGCAGGACATGGGCAGGGCCGGGCAAACGGCCAAAACCGAGTTCGAGAAAATCACGGACGGCGCCAAAGCCATGGGCGCTGCCCTGGCCGCTGCGTTTACTCTGGATGCCATCAAGGATGGCGTGCTGCAGGCCGTCAACTTTGCCGATGCCATGGGCGACATGGCGGCGCGCACCGGGCAGTCGGTGGAGTCGCTGACGGCCATGGGCTACGCCGCCCAGTTCAGCGGCTCCAATGTCGAGACCTACAGCGCAGGCATCGAAAAGCTGAGCGACAACATCGCCAGCGCCGCCGCCGGCAACGATGCTGCCGCGCAGATGTTCGGTCGACTGGGCGTCAGCGTGCGCGATGCCAACGGGCAGATCCGCGACAGTAACCAGGTGCTGCTGGATCTGGCCGACAAGGTAGCGGCCATGCAGTCCCCGGCGGAAAAGACGGCCGCTGTGATGGACCTGTTTGGCAAGACTGCCGGCCCTGAACTGTTGCAGCTGCTCAACCAGGGCAAAGACGGTATCACGGCCCTGACCGCCGAAGCCCAGCAGATGGGCGCGGTGATCAGCACCGAGACCGCCGAACAGGCCGGACAGTTCAATGATGCGCTTGACCGCGCCAAGATCGCCTCCAATGGCCTGTTCCTGACCATTGGCAAGGAAGTACTGCCGGTCCTCAACAGTTTCAGCAGCAAGGCGACGGATGCGGCCACCAGCGGCGGGGTGCTGGAAAAGGCCGCCACCGCCGTGGGTGTGGCGTTCAAAACGGTTTATACCGGCGGAGCCGTGCTGGGCAATGTGCTGGGAGTTATCGGAGACCAGCTGGGCAAGGTCGGGGCGATGGCTGCGGCTGTTGCCAGCGGCGATTTTGATCAGCTGAGTGCAATCTGGAGTGACCGCACGGCGGTTGAGCAGTACAAGGCCAGCATCCTGGAGCTGGGCAACATCTGGAATGATGTGGGGCAGTCGGCGGCCGGCGCAGCTCAGGCGCAGGACCGCGCTACCGGCGGCGCCGGCGGCAATGCTTCCGCTGGCCTCCCTGGGGCAGGGAAGGGCAAGGGCAAGGCGCTCAAGGCGCCCGGTTCTGCCGGTAAAAAGGGTAACCGTCTTGATGAGTTGATGGCCGATGATAGCATTGCCGGAGTTATGACGGACATTGGCTATGACGCCAACCAGCGCAACAGCGAGTTTGAGGAGACCGAAGCCCGCCGGGTGCAGGCCGCGAACGAGTCGGCTGCGCAGCTGGAGTATCTGACCAACAAGCAGCGCGAGGATGAAGCGGCGTTGCAGGCCGCCAAGCGGCAGGAAATAGCGCTCACCAAGGATTTTTTCCTGGGCGGTCTTGATCAGATGGCCCAGGGTCACGGCAAAGCGGCGAAAGCCGCCCAGGCCGTGCAGAAAGCGCAGACGCTCTACCAGATCGGAGTCAATACCTACTCGGCCGCCATGGGCGCTTACAACGCATTGGCCGGGATACCGGTTGTTGGCCCGGCGCTTGGCGTGGCTGCCGCTGCTGCTGCCATAGCATTCGGCGGCAAGATGATGGCTGGGGTCAATGGTGGTGGTAAACCCGCCGCGCCTGGGGCTACCAGCCTGCCGTCAGCATCCGGCGGCAGCTCCTCCGTGACGCCGGTCAGTCAGATGCCGCAAGATCGCCATCCGCAAACCATCCTCCAGATCCCCGCCAACAGCCTCATGACCGGCCGCATGATTGCGGACCTGCTGGATGAGGCGCTTGGCGACGGCAAACAACTGACCAACCTGCGAGTGCAAGCCGTATGACCAGCACCGCCATCATCTGCTACGACAACCTCGCCGAGTCGCCGCTGCTGACCGCATCCACCGCCAGCAGCGCCGCTACCGGCTACAGCGCTGCCAACGCCTGGGACTGGCTGACCACCACCTACTGGTCGCCCACCTCCAACGGCGTGCAGACCCTGACGTTTCAGTTCAGCGCCGACGTGACGGCCGACTATTTTGGCCTGTATCGTCACAACATGGGAACCGTTGGCGCCTCCGTCAAGCTGCAATACAGCACCGACGGCAGCACCTGGAGCGATGCATTTACCAGCCAGTCGCCGGACGATGACGAAATCCTGCTCAAGACGTTCACGTCCCAGGCCGCCGACTGGTGGCGCATCCGGTTTGACCTTGGCAGCAGCGCGGAAACCCTGTACGTGGGCATTGTCGCCTTCGGCCAGAAGCTGACCACGCAATACGGCATGCCCGCTGGGTTTGTGGTGCCGCGCCACGGCCGCGCCACCCAGATCCTGAACAACAAAACCGAGGGCGGCCAGTTCGCCGGCCGCTCCATCATTGCCCGCGGTGCCCGGTCCACCATCACCATCCGCAACGCCACGCAGGCCTGGGCGCGGTCGTACTGGGAACCGTTTGTGCGGCATGCCGAGCTGAAGCCGTTTTTTTTCAGCCGCAACCACACCGATTATCCAGAGGATGCCGCCTACTGCTGGACGGACGGCGACATCCCGGAATACGCCATCAACGATGACCGGCGCCAGACGCTGACCCTGCCGGTGCAGTGCCTGTTGAGCGGGGAGTAACAGCGTGACCGATCACATCACCGAGGCCTCGCGTGTCGGCCGCATTCCGGTCGTGTTCGTCGAGCTGGACATTGACTGCTGCACCCGCACCTACGGCACCAGTCCATGCACGGCATCGGTCGGCGTCACCGGCGCGGCCAAGTGCTACAACACCTACGCCACCTGTCAGGACACCGCCCACTACAACAAGGGGGTGAAAACCTACAGGTTCAGCGAGCCGTCCGCCCGCTTGCTGGTGGGGCTGCAAACCATCCCGTTGCTGCGCTCGGTGTCGTTTGCGCCCCAGCAGATCACCCCCGGAAAAGGGCTTGGCGTGCGGGGCAGCGTCAGCATCCAGCTGGACGACGCGCCCTGGACGGACCTCGACATTGACCCCTATGTCACCGACCGCGCCACTCCGGCGGCGGGCACGTTCTGGGGCCGGTTCCGCGCCCGCAACCCGTATTATGAGGGGCGGCCGCTGCGCATCCTGTCGGGCTACATCACCAGCCCGTTCACCTGGGATGCGTTCCAGACCCGGGCCTACATCATCGACAGCCTGTCCGCCGTGCTCAAGGGCGACAAGGCCCAGATCACCGGCAAGGACATCCTCAAGTTGGCCGACGACAAGAAGGCCCTGTTCCCGCGCCCCAGCACGGGCACGTTGTCCGCCGGCATCACCGACAGCGCCACCAGCCTGACGGCCTCGCCGACCGGCGTAGGCGACGACGAATACCCGGCATCCGGGAAAATCGCCATCAGCGGCGAGATCATGTCGTTCACGCGCTCCGGCGACACGTTCACCGTCACCCGCGCCCAGGACAACACCGAGGCGCAGGCCCACGACGCCGACGACACCATCCAGCTGGTTGGCGAGTTTGCCAGCGCCGAAATTCAGGACGTGATCTACAACCTGCTGACCGATTACGCGGACATCGACACCGCCTACATCGACAAGCCCGCCTGGGACACCGAGCGTGACACCTACCTGACCGGCGTCTGGAACCTGACCCAGCCGGAACCGGTCGGCGTCAACACCCTGCTGGCCGAGCTGACCGAGCAGGGCAATTGCCGCATCTGGTGGGATGAGATCGAGCAGCAGATCCGGTTCCGGGCCATCCGCCCGCTGGATGCCGCGTTGCCGGTCTACACCGACGATGAGCATTTCCTAGCGGGTACGGTTGACCTGAAGGACGACCCGAAACAGCGTATCAGCAGCGTGCTGGTCTATTTCGGGCGTCGGTCTCCGGCGGAAAAGCTGGACGACCTGAAAAACTACGCCGTGCGCTACCTGCAGGCGGACCCGGATGCCGCTGGCGCCAATCAGTACGGCAGCAACGTGATCAAGCGCATCAACAGCCGCTGGTTCCTGAGCACCAGCCTGGGCCGTGTTGAAGACCTGGCCGATGCCTTGCTGATGACGTTCCGCGACCCGCCGCGCATCCTGTCGTTTGCCATGGACCCGCGCCATGACCTGCGCGTGGGAGACATTTTCCGGGCGCGGACGCGATACCTGCAGGCCGCCGACGGCAGCAACAACCAGCTGGCGTTTGAGGTCATCGAGGCGCAGGAGGAGAGGGCGGGGCACCTGATCCGGTACCGGGCGCAGTCAATGCCGGCTGATATACCGCTGGTGGGCGAGCACAGCATCGTTTTCAGCACGGATGAGTTTGACGTGGACCTGTATGCGGTGTTTGTGCTGGAGTTTGGCGCGCCGACATCGGCCGTCACGGTCAGCGTCACCGTCCAATCCGGGGTTTTTATCAGCGCCACCAGCAAGTCAATCCCTGCGTTTAATGTCGGTGCCGGCTGGCCTGACGGCTCAATTATTGAGCTCGAAAACCTGGGCGAAATTGTGGGTCGCGGTGGCGATGCAGGTTCTGGCGGCCTGATTGACACGTCAACTATCGTCAGCCCCACTGCTGGTGATGATGGCGGCCCGGCGCTGGATGCCTCCGATTATCCGATCACGATCGACAATACGTCCGGCATCATATCTGGCGGCTCCGGTGGCGGCGGTGGCGGTGGTGCGGCGCGGTGCATCGGGATCATCGCGCCGTTGTCATGGGCTGGTGGGTCTGGTGGCGGCGGGGGATGGCCGTTTGGTGCGGGTGGAGCAATAAGCGCTGCGTCGGAATATCACTCCACCGCGTATGACAGCGGGCATCCTGGCGCTGCGGCTGGCGTGTCGGACGGAGGCGCGGGTGGGGTATCGGAGACAACAACGGACTCTGTGGCAGATCCTCCGCAAACCGTGACATCAACATCCGGCGCTGGCGGTGATGGCGGCGGTCAATACGCCCAGGATGGCGCTGATGGAGGCAACGGATCAACAACCGGCGGAGTCGCGTCAAGTACGCAAACCGGCGCGGGTGGTGGTGTTGCTGGGCCCGCAATTATCGGCGACAGCAACATAACGTGGACCGCCACCGGCACCCGGCACGGCGCAATTACCTGATCAACACAATGACCATAACCCGCTCTGGCGGGTTTTTTTTGGAGATAACCATGCCTGCGCGCCGTCGTGATTTTATTTTGTATATTGGGGACACGTTTCAGCGGCAGATAAACCTGCGATCGGGTCCGGAAGCGGATATTGCCGACTTTACTGGCCGGTTTGTCATTTACAACGATGACGACTCCGAATTGATCGCGCTGACAACAGAAACCAGCGGTATTACCCTGCATAACGGGTATATCGAGATTGAAATAACTGACGTGGTGTCGTCCGGGATTAGCGTGGCCGGATTATCGCGTACTGGCACAATTGTCGAGCCGGCTGATAATTGCGAGTTACCGTATTCCGCCGATGGGTATCTGGCGCGTTATGCCCTCCGTGTTGAGTCAACGACCGGTGTCGTCACAACGCTGCTGACCGGTACTGTTGGGATCGTCGAGTCTGTTGTGGAGGATGAATAAATGCAGGTGCAATCTATTGGACTGGGCGTGATACCTCAGCCTGTTGACGATGATCAGTCTGGGCCGGAGGTTGAGAGCGTTTATATACCGGGTCCGCGCGGATACCACGGAGGCGGTGCGGCTGGTAGTAATTTTGCCGGTGACTGGGATATGTCGATTGGCGAGCCGGGGGGGCGTGCTGATGAGCTGACGATTGCCACATTGTCAACGCTGACGGGCACGACAATTACACCCGACTACCCGCTCAGCGTGACAGGAGATTATCTATTCACCGGCGGCGAAACGGGACGGATACAGGTAACAGAACCAGAGTATAGCTCGTACGCTGCATTTGCACTGACTATGCCTGCGGGCGCTTGTACTGGTGTGCAAATAAGGTACTTGGTATCTGTGCTTTGCAACAGCGGCGCGGATGCTGCTGACATCGAGGCGATATTCAACGGCGCCGCGCCCTCAACGGCGGTCTGGGCCGTTGGCGTCATGTATGACATTTCGGCATATCCTCGTCCGCAGGTTAAAACATTTGCAGTTGTAAACAGCGTTCTTGATCTGGCTAACCCGTTTGTCGGTTCCGGGTTTAATTATGGTGATGTCTGGCCATTTGCTTACGTTTACCAAACAGGAACATTAACTGATTATTCGGTTGAGTCAATATCCGTTGTCCTTGATACGGCGGCTATAACCGGCGCTGGCCAGCAATTAAAAATCATTGCTGGCGGCCTTGCGGAATCTGGCCGGACTCAATCCGGATATGGTGCGATCGCTTACGCGCAGAACGGGTTTTTATTGACGGCGGACGCGTACCTGCCGGACGGCGCTGTGGATGAAAACTGGTACAGGGTAACTGGCGCCGGGACGTTTGCCGGTGTTGAAACCGTAATTGGCGATTACGTCAAACTGATTGATGGAATGACAGACATCATTGCCGTGCATTATGGTGCTGATGGTGCTCAGGGGCCGCAGGGAGACCCCGGTCCTGCTGGCGCTGACGGTGCACCGGGCGCTGATGGTGCTCAGGGTGATCCTGGGCCTGCAGGTGCTGACGGTGCGTCGGCGTATGAGGTAGCGGTTGCCAATGGGTTTGTTGGCGATGAGGCCGCATGGTTGGCGTCGCTGGTAGGGGCTACTGGAGCAGCAGGGCCAACGGGCGCGACAGGGGCAACGGGCGCAACCGGACCTGCTGGCGCAACAGGAGCAACAGGAGCAACAGGAGCAACAGGAGCGCCGGGCACTGCCGCAACGATAGCTGTTGGTACTGTGACAACGGGAGCCGCGGGAAGCTCGGCAGTCATAACAAATTCAGGGTCATCCTCTGCTGCTGTTTTTGATTTTACTATTCCACGCGGGGATACCGGCGCATCGGGCAGCAGTACCGTCACAATCAGCGGCAAAACCGGCGCATATACAGTTGTTGCTGGAGACCTTGGCACTGTCATCAACTGTACGGCCAATACGTTTACCGTGTCGTTGACCGCAGCTTCAACGCTTGGTGCGGGATTTCATTGTTGGGTTTGGAACACGTCAGGTACGACAACCCATGTTATTACCATTGATCCCAACGGGGCAGAAACCATTGATGGTGCCACGACATTGTTACTTCGTCGTGGAGAGGGATGCCAGATCATTTGTGATGGTACTAACTGGCAAACAGGAGGCACTAAAAAACAAAGGCTTTATTCAGAAAATGCAATTGTTTCTGTAACACGCCCTGCTGCATACGGTGGAAATAGTGTAGCCATTGGTTCTGGAGCTACAGCAACAGTGACCTCTGCGGTTGCTATGGGTGAAACAGCTACGGCAACAGGGACAAATGCCGTGGCGCTTGGAAAAGCCAGAGCAGCGATGATTGATAGTTTTGCCGCTCAAATTGGTGATAGCACAACAACTTATGGGGCCAAGACAGCCGCAAATACGATAGCAATGGGTTATCTTGCGGTCGCATCTGGACAATATGCAGCGGTACTTGGTGGTAGTAGTTGTCAGGCGCAAAGTGCTTATTCGTGCGTAATTGGTGGAGGATCAGCAACCGCACTAGGAACGTATTCTGTGGTACTTGGTGGGTATAATACTGTTTCATCGGGTCATGGAAAAGTTGTAAGTGGTACAGGTATGACCGCTTTTGCAGGGCAAGGTACTGCCCAAACTGGGACAATGACAATTGCGCGAAATACCACTGACGGTACCCCTACAGTATTGTTATCAGATAATGGCACTGCAGGGACGCTAAACCAACTCGCGCTGGCAAACAATCAGTCGATGGCGGTTACTGGCCGAGTTATTGCTCAGCGCAAGGGTAGTGAATCCACAACATCAACAGCAATGTGGACATTCAACGCAGTTATCCGGCGAGGTGCAAACGCAGCATCCACGGCATTAGTTGCCGCTGTTACGCCCGCTTTGATTGCAGCCGATGCCGATGCGGCGGCGTGGACTGTCGCTGTATCGGCTGATACGACAAACGGTACGCTGGCTGTAACGGCTACAGGTGAGGCCGGGAAAATAATCCGTTGGGTTTGCACGCTGGAATCCACTGAAACTATTTACGCATGAGGTTGATATGGCCGTTTCTCTTGATGTGACAAACACCCCGCTGGGCGTTGGATTTCAAAACGCTTATGCGCGTATTGCAACGGTTGCCATCAGCAGGCAACCGGGCGGAGGACATACAGTGATGATTGACGTTGCCATCTACGCAACTATCCCGGATGACAACACCCAGAACGTGGACATGCGCCGGTATGTGCTGCATCTGGCTGATTTGCCGGCAGGCGATCCACTGCCTGCCGCCTACGTCTGGATCAAAACGCAGCCGGATTTTACCGGGGCAGTGGACGTGTAAATCGTAACTGTATGCCGTCAGGTGTTTCAACCCATACGGCATCCGGCGCCGGATGCCGTATCAGGTCGTCGATCAGCAGAACGATAGTGATCAGCAGGGCGGCAATGACTGTGAGTTTTATGATGTAGGCGTCCATGTTTGATATCATCCTGGCGGCAGGTAGGCCGCGTTGGGCGCGGATGATACCGGCGCCGGTTGTGATTTCCAACAGCATGGCGGTGTATTGGTCTGTCATGTCAACACCTCCCCTCGCAGCATCTCTACCGAGTCGCTGATACGCTCCAGCAGGTAATCCGGGATCGTCGCCTTACTTGCCATAAACGCGGACTCAAGCGCCGACAGCAGCATCATCAGGTCGAGCGCCTGCTCGCGGCCCATGCGGGAGCTGGATATTGCCGTCTGCGCCGCCACGGTCGCGGCGTGGTGGTCGTTGCTGCCCTGGATATACGACTTCTTCATAATTTCCCGGACCACTTCGCGCAATGGGTCGATTTGCAGCGGCTGGACATTGATCACGCGGTAGATGGCGCGGAGGGATTCTTCGATTTTCTCGGTGGTCATTTCTTGTCTCCAGTGGATTGCAGCAGGGCGCGGGCGCGATAGACCAGCTGCATTTCGTTTTCGTACTTGCGCAGTTCGGACGGATAGTGGCTGCGGGACTGGTAGCGCATGTCCAGTTCAATTGACAGGTCATCGGCCAGTTCGGTTATCACATCCCGCCACTCCTGCGGGACGATCAATTTCGTGACGTCACAGAATTGATCCGGCACAGCAGGCACAGCCACGGCAGGCTTTTCCTCATACCGCACCTTCCTTGCTGCTTCTGGCTTCACCCACCCGCACGCTTCAGCAATGTCGGCCATGATTGCACGGTCAGCAGGCACAGCCACGGCAGGCGCAGCGGGGACGGGGCGGGCGTAGAGTGCTGTAACAATCGGCCCTGTCACATCATCACGGATGCTCGGAATATGCGGTTGAAACTGTAGACGCTTTTCACCCGTGCCCTGGTATTCGTGGATCATCCACGCCACTGCAGGCTGCTGCTGCGCCTCTTTCAGCGCCTTCTCTGCGCGGTCCAGCGACCCGGTCAGCCCGTTGACCTCGTCGCGCAAGGCGGCAAACGTGGCGTCATCCTGTGACCTCACGCGCAACCTAAAGCTCGTCATTTCCTGCTGGTGCTCACGGGTGCGCTTTGCCATCAGTTCTTTCAGCCGCTCGTTCTCCGTCGCCAGATATTCCAGCGCCTTTACCACCTGATGCCGTTCATAACTCTCTGTGCCTATCTGGTCGTAATACTGCGGGTTAATCCGGGCTCGCAGGTCGGCGATAAGTTGTTCGATGTTCATTTGATCCTCACTTGCAGCTACATGGCAAAACGGCGCAGGCATCGCACCGGCGCTTCACGGCGTCAGCCGTTTTACTGGCATCAACAAAATGGTTTTTCCGCCAGTCCCGCCCCTGATAAATGCAGCTATCGCAATACGACTCCTGCGACAGCCCGTTGACCTGGCCACGGTTGGCGCAGGTTCGGCAGTCGGGCGCAGCTGTCAAGGAATCCTTCACCCCCGCCGGCACCACCCGGGCCCAATGCGTCACCACAAAATTACACCCGGCATTCACCTGGATCGGCTCGTCGTGCTCCGTGTCCAGCAGGTACCATTGCAGCCCATCCCAGTACCCGGCTTTCCAGTCGGTATCGATGCCGTCGATCAGGATGGTGACAATTACGTCATCCGACAATCCCGGCTTGGCTTCATCGGCAGAGATCCAGCGCAGGGCGGGAGCCGGTAATGCTGCCGCGGCGTAAAACTCATGAATCGTGTCAGGCATCGCCAGCTTCTGGCACTGCATCTCAATTTTGCTACGGGTCCAGAACCGGATGAATTGTCCGCATTCGGAAAAGGCGACATACAGATCCGGTTTTTTGGTGGCCGCCAGCGTTAACGCGGCGTCAGCGTCAGCCAGCTCTTTGTGCAGTTGTTCAACCTCCGCGGTCAGCCCCTGAACAGCATCAGCAACCCTGTCGCGCAACTGTTCGGTCTGCCCGTACTGTTTCGCAATCGCGGTCAGATCATTCACCAGCTTTGCAATATCGTGATTTTTCATAATCACTCCTCCCCATCCGGATCCAGATTGTCATCGGAGTCAAAAAGTTCATCGTTCAGCGGATCATTAAGCATTTTCGTTCTCAGCAATCTTTACGGCAGCCAGCGCCGCCATTTCATCCGCGTGCGCCTGGCACCGCGCCTTCGCTTGTTTGCGCATCGTCGGCTCCTCCGCATCCCGGTACACCTCCAGCAGCACGCCGGGCGCCCACCGGTTTTGCGGGGTAGGGGCATACCAGGCCGAATAGGTGCGGTCAAAATCCGGCCCGGCTTTGGTCACGGAATAGTGACCGTCCGCGCTTTTCACGCACCAGGGCGAAAACGGCACCCACAACAATTCGGCCATGGCATCAGCTCCGTCAGGTGTTGGCTTCAAGGATCTGGCAGTCGCTGGCGATGTTCTCGCGCAGCTGCTGCATCACCGCCTTGATCGCGTCGTCACGCACAACGTGGAACCGGATCAGCTCGTACCACATCGTGATTTTTCCGCCGTTCAACCGGTACCGGAAATTGGCGTCAATGGCATAGCGCTGACTACCGCGAAACAGTTGCACGCCCAGCTGCAGCTTCACAGGAATCTGCAACTGACCGCTGGCGCCGGCTGACCCCTGGATAGTCTCGTTGTACTGGAATTGCACCTGGCCGTTCTCCAGCCGGATATGGCTGCGGAAATCCACCCCGGTCTTGGCCTGCAGCGTGGTGGCAATCTCCAGCATCAAGGCGGGTTCAGGTGCGTGTATTTCCGGCAGGCCGTCCTCGATAAAGCTGGCAAACGTGGTCTGGTCCATGGCCTTTTTGTCGCTGTTGACCCACTTCTCGGCCTCCGGCGTCAGCACAAAGTCATAAACCACCGCATGGCGACACCAGCGTTGACCCGGCCAGTCGTCAGACTCGTGGTAATCCAGCACGCCAAGAATCCGCTGCTTTTCGTAGTCCACAAAAATCGTGGAGTTCTGATCACAAAAGCGGTTGAAATACTCGATAAAGCTTTGAACAGACTGCGTGTTCACCGTCTTTTGCAGATCCACCGGCCGTTCGCGCATGTGCTCGAAACGCTCCAGCTTGAAGCCCTGGGGCACAATCACGCAGGGGGTACCGGAAATTTCAAAGGGTTTCACGATCTCGGCCATCAGCCCGGCATTCAGGCCAGACTGCAGCTGCATCACAACATCGGGTTGGTTTTCCATGATGGTCTCGGGGTTGGTTAGAGTGGGTTAGGCAGTATGTTTGCTTAACAAGATTCTCCTTTCGATTTTGTTAAGTAACTCTAAATCTAAAGGATTGTTTTGGCGCATCCATTTTATTCGTAAAAAAACATGGTCATCATAAGTTGCTATAGGCTCACCATCAAAAGTGGCACTCATCATAACCATAGACTCATCACCACAAATTATAGCTGGTGCATATACGTCGTTATTATTGTCAATCCCTGCTGTTCTTTGCCATTCAGGGGCTTTTTTACTATTGCCACCAACAGTAAAAAACTCAATATTGCTCATAATTTTCTCCAATTCATCGTTAAAATATGCCTAACTCTCATTCAAGCCGACACTAACCTAGCCTTGCTTTGTAATAAGTCAGGGGCGGTGCGGCTTAATTTAATCAGTTGGGTTCAAACAACGCGCTTGAGTTCGCCGGCGGGTGCCTCAACGGTTTTCACGGCGCTGGTATCCAGAGCCACCGACACCAGCGGCAACTTCTGCTGGCGCGGGTCTTCGCGGGTCAAGTTACCTTCCGGCGTGCCAAAGAAAATCGTCTGTTCCTTCGGCAAGCTGGGCAGCTTTTGCTTGATCTCGTCGGTCAAAAAATACTGACCGCTGGCGCCCTGGGGCTTGATGTTGATCACCAGCGTCAGCGTGGCGTTTTTGCCGGTGCTGCTGGCGCGGTCAACGCATTCGGCCAGCTTCTCTGACAGTTCCTCCGCCGCAGCGCCATATCGCAGCTGGTTGAGGGTAGAAACAAACAAATCGGGGCGTTTCATGGGTGTCACCTCTGTGTTTTCTGGTGCGACTTGCCGTGCTTGGCAAGCAGGGTTTGCAGACCGTCTGCAATTCGGGTCTTCCAGGCGTTGCTGGGGATCATGTGTTTCTGGAACCAGTTGGCCAGCGTCAGGCGCGGCACGCCTGTCAGCTCGGCTAGCTGCTTGTAGGTCAGGCGGGCGCTGAATAGGTCATGCTGGATATCAAACGACTCCGGCCAAGGGATAGCTCTCCTGCCTCTGCCGCGCACCGCATCATCCTGTTGGGCGCAGTCCTTTGTTTGTTGCGGAGCCCGGTGCGGCGGTAGCGGCGCCGGCGTATATCCGGGCAAAACAGTTACCTTTCCGCCACGACGCAAGAACTCCTCAACCTCTCGCTCCAGCTCCTGACGCATGGACTGGTTGGCATGTCTGGCAGTCGCCAGCGGCACGCTCTTGCGCAAGCTCCTGTCCATAAACTCCGCATCACCGACTCGCATGGCTGGGCCTCCTCGCCACCTCGCGGGGGGCGCGCCATGGAAGCAGCTTGATGCCGTATTCCGTGGCCATGCATTTGCGCTCAATCAGCAGCATGCTGTTGTCCCAGCTCAGCCGGTTGTTGGTGCTGTGCAGCTGCATGTTTTCCGTCATCAAACGGCGGCGTTCGCGGGCTGCCATACGCAGTTCGTGCAGACACAGCAGCAGGGCTACTGCGGTTATGACAAGCGCCACGGACAAATAGATCTGGTCCATCACGCGGCCCTCAGTGCACGGTCACGGCCAGCAGCTGGCCGGTGCTGTCGGTGTAGAGGACTGCGTGCAGTTGATCCTGCAAACGCGCAATGTGGTCCGGACTGCTCAGCACGTCATGCGTGACCTGGGCGGCGGGGTTGGCGATGGGGGTGATGCTGGCCATGGCGGCGGCTCCGTTGTTGTTGTGCTGTGGTTGCACGATATACCAACAAGGTATAATATGACAATACCCAAACGGGATATTGGAGAAAAAGATGAAAAATGTTGATGACACGCTGAACGATCGCGGGCAGCACTACGGGGATTTTGCGCGCACCTTTGATGTGATCCAGCAGATCAAGGGGGCGCTCAAGGATGGGGCAGGCTGGGCAGACATGCCGCCAGAACGGCGCGAGGCGCTGGAGATGATTGCGGTGAAGATGGGGCGGCTGGTGAGCGGTGACTCAGGTCATGCCGACAGCTGGCATGATATTGCGGGGTATGCGCGGCTGGTGGAGCAGTCCGTACTGGAAAAGGCTTCGCCGCTGGAAGCGCTAAAGATTCCGGTCCGCTTGGTGTTTGATGATGAGGCCGGCGCTGTGAAGAAGTGTGTTGACTGCAGGAGCTTTGTCTTTGTTGAAAATCCGGAGAAAGGGATGACCTATCAACAATGCCGCCACCCGGCATTGGTTGATCCGGTTGACGGCTCCAGAGCGAATTGTTTTCAGGTTAGAAAAGGTTCGTCATCACTTCATGCTTGTGGGGTTGAAGGCCGGTATTTTGTCGAGAGAGCTGATAACGCCATCCAACGATAACCCCAGCTGCACGGCATGATAATCCTGTGCCGCAGTCGTCATGAACGCGGCAATCAATTCCGGGTGCTTTTGTGCGTATCCATCGCCAAATTTGGCATCTATGCAGCGTATTGCCGCCAGCATGTATTCGTTGGCGGTGTCTGCCGCATGCTTCATTCGTAGCGCTTCATTGTTCATGGTTGGTTTTCCTGTCAAAGTGTCCCGCCTTGCCATACCACCCGCCCGATAATCCGCACATCGGGCGACTCCTCAGAATCAATCACCTCGTCCGGAAACTCCGCTTTGTTGGGGTTGTCGGACGATACCCGGTACCGGCTGGCGCCAACGCGGTGCAGCCGCTTCACCCGTTCCTCGCCAAACCAGTTCAGCACATATACCCGGCCGCTTTCCGGCGCGGTCTGGCTGGTGTCCACCAGCAGCACGGCGCCGTCGGTAATGGTGGGGGCCATGCTGTCCTGGCGCGCGTAGATCACTACCAGATTGGCGGCTTTCCACCCCCTGTCGCGGATCCAGCTGCGCATAAAGGCCAGCCCGCCGTTCACTTCCACATGATCATTCAGCAGGCCGTTGCCGCAGGCGGCGTGGACGTTGTACCTGGGGATGATGATGTGAGTTTCTTCGCTGGGAGACTTTGGATCTGACGGCTGGCCTTCGTGTTCTTTTTCAGCTTCGGGGGGATGTTCCTTATCCATCCAACCGTGGGGAAGGTTGAACGCTTTTTCAATTTCACGGGAAATGGTTGGTCCAATCCCTTTTGATGGGTTTCTCCCGATGTAGTTGCTGATCAAGGCGGTTGGCTTTCCCAAAAGGTCGGCCAAGCCTTTGATTGGGTGCACGGGGTCGGCTTGCCTGGCCAGTCTTCTGGCGTTTTCCAGGCGGATTTCTCTAGTGATCATGCCGGGATTACACATTCTTTATACCTGTTTGGTAAATGGCCTTGTTGGTATTGCTGACATGGGTTACGCTATACCAACATGGTATAGTGAGAATCACGATGAAGCTCCAGGCCTACATTCGCAGCCTCGATCCTGAGCAGTTGCGCATTTATGCGGATGCGTGCGGAACATCTGCCGCTTATGTGCAGATTCATCTTCTGCATGCCAGGAAGACTCCGCGCGCGCCGCTTCTCAGGGCATTGGCTTTCAACTCCGGCGGCGCAGTGACCGAGCTGGAAGTTCTCCAGCATTTTGGCCTGATCGAGGCCCCTGATGAGGACAGCGTAGCGACAGAAGCCGCCGCCTGACTACGGCGGATGCTTCCGCCGCCTGCCACAACAACAACACGGGACCCATGCCCATGAACCAACAACAACGCGCCACCCGCACAGTGCTGCCGCTCAAGGCCGCCATATATCACGCTGTCCACGACATACGCGGCGGCGTGGGCTCCATTGCCGGTGCCTACGGCTACAACGTCAACACCCTGCAGCACAAAATCAGCCTCACCAACGACGGCCGCCACGTGCTCACCGTGCCCGAGCTGGCCTCCATCCTGGAGTACACCCGCGACCCGCGCATCATGGACAGCCTGTGCCATGTGTTTGGCGACGCCGCGTGGTTTGACCTGAGCGGCCTGGCATCCCTCACCGACGCCAGCCTGTTCAAGCAGGTCGGCGAAATGGTCAGCCTGGTGGGCGATACCACCACCCACGTGGCCGAGGCCATGGCCGACGGCTACATCAGCGCCGACGAACTGGCCCAGCTGGAGCGCGATGCCGCCCGCCTGCATGCCACTATCCAGACGCTGATCAGCACCGCCCGGGCGCGCATGGAAGGAACCGCATGAACAACCTGGACAATGTCAGCCAGCAAATGCAGCGCCTGGGCATCAACGTCGCCCCGGCGGATCTGCGCATAGACGGCCGCATCCACCGCGTACCGGTGGACGGGCAGGGCCGCAGCAAGAAAAACGGCTGGTACGTGCTGTACACCATGTACCTGCGCAACGGCGACATGGTCATCACCGGCAGCTACGGCAACTGGAAGACCGGGGAATCCGCGGTCATCGAGTTGGAAAAGCGGGAATGGTCAGATGACGAAAAGCGCGACTATGCCGAACGCATGGCCGCTGCCCGCAAGGAAGCCGAGGAAGAACAGGCCCGCTTGCACCAGGAATGCCGCACCCGCGCCAACACCATCTGGGGCAAGCTGCCGGACTCCGGCGCCAGCCCGTACCTGCGCCGCAAAAAGGTCAACGCCTACGACGTGCGGTTCAGCCGCGACAACGTGATTGTGCCGCTGTACAACCTGGGCGGCGATCTTGTCAGTTTGCAATTCATCGCCGCCGATGGCAGCAAGAAGTTTTTGACCGGCACGCCAAAGAAGGGGAACTTCCACGTTATCCCCAACCGTCTGGCACTGGATGCCGCGCCGGTCATTGCCATCTGCGAGGGTTACGCGACCGGCGCCAGCATCAACAAGGCGCTGGGCTGGCCGGTGGTGGTGGCCTTTGACGCGGGCAACCTGGTGCCGGTTGCGGACAGCATCCACCGCGCCTACCCGGAATCCCGGCTGGTCATCTGCGGCGACAACGATGCCAGCGGCGTGGGTCAGGAAGCGGCAGGCCGCGCAGCGGCTCAGGTTGGCGGGCTGGCGGCTATCCCGTCATTCCCCGGCGCTGCTGACGGCCTCAGCGACTGGAACGACCTGCATGTCATGCACGGCCTGCGGTCTGTTCAGCAGCAGCTGACGGACATCGTCGAGGGTCGCCAGCCGGTCAACGCCGCGCCGCCGCCGTCAGAACCCGAACCTTCCCACTCCCAACCGGATAACGCGCCAGAATCCAGCCATAGCGGCCAGTTTGCCCGCTACAGCCACGACGACATGCTGGGCAACTTCAGCTTGATCTACGGCACCGACACCGTCTGGGACACCCGCGAGCACATGCAAATGCGGCTGTCTCACCTTCGCCACATTGTGGGCCGGGACGCTTACAAGGATTGGGACAACGACCCGCGTCGCCAGATTGCCCGTGGCTTGGCGTTCGAACCCTCTGGAGCTGTGCCGCCGCACTACATCAACCTGTTCCGGGGGTTCCCGCTCACACCCGCGCGG